TTGATATGGGATTTATTGCCCGAGGAATTCCCCTACGAAGATAAGGGCTGTGAGCTCTTTCCCTCCTGTCTTAACTGCCCCTTTCCTGATTGCATTAAAGAGGAGCCCTGGGGGAAGGAGAGGTTCTTGAAGAGCAGGCGGGCCCAGAGGATGATGGAGTTGAGGTGGGGAGGGAAAAGCGTTAAAGAGATTGCCCGCATATTTGAGGTGAGCCCGAGAACGGTGCAGAGATGGCTGAAGGCGGTCGGAATTTAAAAATTAAAAATCAAAAGTCAAAATGACAAAGCAAAATATGACAAATCCTAAGCCAGGTGGTAGTAACAAGAATACAGAATCCCGTAGCCAGTGGAGGAATCTTCTGAATTCTGACTACTGACTACTGACTACTGACTACTGACTACTGACTACTGACTACTGACTACTGTACACCTATGTTTAGGATTTAGAGTTGAGAGATGACTGATTTCAACCTGGCTAGTCTAAACCGCATGGATACCGCCCGCCTCGCCAATTACCGTACCAACCTCGATTTCTACCAGGGCGCCCACTGGCCCACCACGTCACGCCACCGCCAGCTCGTATTCAACTACGCCAAGGTCTCCGTTGACAAGGTCACCAGCTTCCTTATGCAGGGACTCAATTTCGCTTGCTATCCTGAGGAAGGCACCGACGAGCTTAAGGCCAGGGCCCGCCGGGCCGAGCAGCTACTCAGCCAGGTATATGAAGAAAACAACCTCCAGCAGCTTGATTACGAGACCGAGATCGACGCTGCCGTCCTGGGAGACGGCTGCTATAAGGTGATATGGGATACCGACGAGAAGCGAATCCGGATCACCACCCCCGATGTCTCCGGCATCTATGCCTGGTGGCTGGGAGATGATACCTCCAGAGTGTGGCGGGTAGCTTCACGCTATACCCTTACCCAGGACGAGGTTCAGCTTCTCTATGGCCGAGCCATCGAAAAGAAGCAGGCCGTAATAACTGAGCTCTGGACCGCCAAGTCCTTCGACCTCTTCCTGGACAACGACCCCATGGAGTCCAAGCCCAATCACTACGGCTTCATCCCCTTCGTCATCTTTCCCAACCTTCGTGAGCCCAAGAAGTTCTGGGGCAGCTCCGATATCCCGTCCCTGGTCCAGCCACAGCGGGAGCTAAATCGAGCCTTATCCCAGCTATCCCGTATCCTGGAGCTGTCGGGAAACCCCATCGCTGTACTGGAAAACATCGCCTCGGCTGAGGACATCAAGGTCCAGCCCGGGGCCCTGTGGACGATACCGGAGGATGCTAAGGCTTATCTCCTGGACTTGCTGCAAGGCGGCGGAGTCAGGCTTCATGTCGATTATATCGATTTACTATACCGTGCCCTGCACGATATCTCAGAGACGCCCCGGGCCGCCTGGGGAGGCAGCGAGAGAGACCTTTCCGGAACAGCCTTGAATATCGAGCTGGGGAGCCTGGTCCAGAAAGTTACCAGGAAGAGGACTATTCGCACCAACGCCTATCACCAGCGCAACGACATGATTCTTAAGCTAGCCGAGAAGTACATGAATGAGAACTTTGACGGCATCACCCACAGGGTAGCCTGGGGCCCCATCTTGCCCCAGGATTTAGCCCGCCAGGCTCAGAACGAGCAGTTACTTGTCCAGGCCGGAGTCCACAGCCGGAGGACGGCCATGGACGAAATGGGGATCCAGGACCCCGACGAGGAGTTCAACAGGTGGCTGGAGGAAAGGACCAGGATCCTGGAAATGAATCAGGAGTTTAGGGCATCGTCCTCACGTGGCGGAGCGAGAGAGAGAGCGGTTGCCGCGGAGATGGAAGTGCCTGAATAATAACTCAACCCCTTGTCATTGCGAGTCCCGATTTATCGAGACGAAGCAATCTCAAGAAGAATAGGAGAAATATATGGAAAACGAAGAAACTCAAGAAACTCAAAACACTCAAGGAACTCCAGAAACTCTTGAGGCCATCAAGGCCCAGCTCGAGGAGGAGAAGGAGGCTAAAGTTGCCGCCGAGGCAAGCCTGGCCGAGAAGGACACCCGCATCGCCGAACTGCAAGCCGAAGGCGAAGCATTGCGAGCAGAGCAAAGCAATCTCCAGGCCTCGCTAAGCGAAGCGAAGTCGGGAAGCGAAGCGGCTGCCGCCGAGCTCACCCAGGTCAAGGAAGCCAACACCCAGGCCGTGGCCAAATACCTCGGTGCCGTCAGAGTGGCCAATCCCACCATCCCCCAGGACATCATCGCCGGCGACACCATCGAGGAGATAGACGCTTCGCTGGCGAAGGCTACCACCATCGCCGAGTCCGTCAGGGCCAACCTCGAAGCTCAGGCCAAAGAGGCCAAGGTCCCGGCGGGAGCACCCACCAGGGGCGAGATATCCCTCGAGGGCTTAACCCCCAGGGAGAAGATCGCCGCTGGAATTCAGCAAAAAGGAGGAACTAGCTAAACATGAGTATATCTTTAGCAGAAGCAAGTAAGCTCTCGACCGATATCCTGCTTAAGGGAATCATCGAGACCATCGTCAAGGACAGCCCCATCCTGGAAAAGCTGCCCTTCATTCAGATTGTCGGTAACAGTCTGAAATATAATCGGGAGAAGACTCTCCCCACCGTAGGCTGGTACGCCCCGGTGACCGGTACCTGGACGCAGTCCGAGCCGGCTTTCGAGCAGTGCACGGCCAGCCTCTGCGTCCTCGGCGGAGACGCCGACGTGGACAACTTCCTCAAGTCCACCAGGAGTAATGTCCAGGACCTCGAGGCCGCTGTCATCGAGCTTAAAGCCAAGGCCCTTAGGAACGAGTTCGAGAACGCCTTCCTTAACGCCGACGGCTCAGGCAACCAGCCCACCGGGCTTTTCAACACCATGAAGGGCACAGCCTGGACGGCCGACACCGCTATGGATGTGGGCGACATCGTTGTCCCCACGGCCGGCAAGGAGAACGGCTTCCGGTACGAGTGCACCGCAGCAGCAGGTGATAAGAAGACCCACGCCACCACTGAGCCCACCTGGCCCACCACCGAGGGCGCGACCGTGGTTGACGACCAGGTCACCTGGACCTGCCGCTACGGCAACCACCTTGGCATGGCCGTCAACGGCGCTACCCTCTCTTTGACCAAGATGGACCAGCTAATTGACCTCGTTCGTGGCGGCAAGCCCGACCTCCTCTTAATGAGCCGCCGATCCCGCCGGAAGCTGGCAGCGCTGGCCAGGGCCCAGGGCAGCAACCTCCAGGTCGGGCAGGGCAAGCTTGGCGAGTTCGTTGAGCTCTACAACGGCATCCCCGTCGCCATCTCCGACTGGGTCAAGGATAACTACTCAGTCGGCACGTCCGACGATTGCTCGGCCATCTTCGCCTTCCAGATGGGAGAGGGCGCCGTCTGCGGCCTTACCAGCCCCGAGATGATTCAGGTCGAGCGTCTCGGCTCCCTGGAGACCAAGGATGCTGCCCGGACCAGGGTCAAGTGGTATGTGTCACTAGCCAACTTTTCCATCGTCAAGGCCGCCATGCTGACAGGAGTGAGAGACTAATGCCCATGCCAGGGTTTCTGATCATGCCCTGGTATGCACTCTTTCACCTCCTTTTTATTACTGAGGGGGAGGGGGAAGGTCGAGCCCCCTCCCTCCCTACTGACTCCTGACTCCTGACTCCTGACTACTGGCTACTAACGAGGTGATGAAATGAACCTAACCGAAATGAGAGCCCGGGTCCGTGAGGACCTTCAGGACACCGACTCCGAAAACTACCGCTGGACGGACGACGAGGTCGACGGAGCCATCGATAGGGTAGTTACGGAATACTCCCTCCATGCCCCCATCGAGCAACAGGACGATATCGCCACCACCGACGGCGACACTGAGCTCGATATCTCCTCACTGTCAGGCTTGCTCGAAATCAAGTCGGTCGAGTTCCCCATTGGCCAGACCCCTAAATATCTCCAGAGGACCGAGTACTGGGCTGGCCACCTTTATATGCAGGACGAAGGAGACGGAGAAGACGCCCGGGTAAGGTGGCTTAAGAGGCACACTCTTCTCGGAGCTACAGCCTGGGTAGCCGACACAGCCTACGTCCTGGGCGACATCGTTGTCCCCACCACAAGCAACGGCTTCTGGTATGAGTGCACCACAGCGGGCACTTCCCACGCCACCGATGAGCCTACCTGGCCAACCACGGAGGGAGGCACAGTTACCGATGGTACAACTTTGGTCTGGACTTGCCACGCTGCATCTATCCCGGAGCAGCACGAGGAGATTATAGTCCTCGGCACGACAGGCTACTTAGCCATGTCAGCCTCGGCCTACACAGTAGACAGGGCCAGCATCGCCGGGCGCCATGCCACCATCAACTTCAAAGCCTGGGGGAAGGAGCGCCTTGACCGCTACGACAAGAAGCTCAAAGCCGTCTCCCGCAGTTCTAAAGTCGTCCCTCATCAGCTCTACACCGACGACTAGATGCAAAGTGATGCAAAGTGATGCAAGGATTCTGACTACTGTCTACTGTCTACTGTCTACTGTTTACTGTCTCCTGACTACTGCAAAATGATTGAGCTCGGCATCCTCAAAAACTTCGACAGCGGTACCTACAAGGCCGGCGTCCAGCTCGCAGGCTCCCTCACGACCTACTTCGATGACATCAGCGTGGCCAAGAATATCCCGTCATCGGCCCTGGTCATCGGCAACTACGTTATCCTGGCCATCCCCGGGGGCAATCCCAAAGACGCCTGCGTCATCGCCTCATGGCCCGGGGGCAGCCCCGGCGGAGGCGGCGGAAGTAAAATCCAGGATGCCGACGGCGATACCAGCTGGGACGTTGAGGAGTCGGCTGACAAAGATGAGGTTGTCGGCAGGGTCAAGGCCGTTGAGTTTTTCCGCGGCCATGATGACGGCATTATCACCATGGCAAAACAATCCGCCGTATCCGTTTATCTGAGTGCTAACCAAAGCAATATCCCAAATGATACCTTCACAAAGGTTAATCTTGACGTAGTGGAGTACGACATCCAGGGCGAATTTGCCGGCGGCAAGTTCACAGCGAAAAAAGCAGGGATGTATCTAATAACCGGTCTCATAACCTACGAGGACGTTGTAGCCGACAAAGAGTATTACTGTTATCTCTACAAGAACGGTGTTGGTTACAGGTCAATCAAGTTACATAGCTCTTTGAATCAGGCTATAAAAGTCAACATCTCGATAACTGGCAACCTGGCAGTCAATGACTACCTTGAGATGTATGCCAGGCACAAGGCCGGTGTAGACACGGTTGACGTCCGTGGTACTGCCATAACCTTCACAGCAATGCAGATTACCAAAGTAGCATAGGGGGTAAACATTCATGTTTGACGGCATTAACCCGAAAACCTTGCTCAGCGCACCCGAGGAGTGGCATGCCTTCGTCATCGACCTATTAAAGTCAAAGAAGCAATCTCCCCACGTAGGAGTAGCCAGAATTCAGGAGTCAGAATGCAGAATCTACTGACTACTGTCTCCTGACAACGAGGGGTGAAAGTGAGGCAATGAGTATCAATAGTCGCAAAAGGCGAAACAGGGGCTTTCTCGAGCCTCTCAGGGCCTATCTACAAGGAGTGAGAGAATGCCAGAGGAACAGAACAAAGCTAACCCAGACCTGGTAACTGTTTTTTGCAACTTTTTCCGGGCTGCTACCAGGCCCGCCGTCACCATCATCTTTGCCGCTGTCATCGCCCAGGTCGTCATCGAGGGGATCGCCGCCCCCCAGTGGTTTCTCGCCCTGGCTGCTACCTGCATCCTTTGGTGGTTTGGTGACAGGACGGTGCAGCACATCAAGGAGAAGAAAGGAGGTACCAATGCCCAAACGTAATGGAACAGGCCCACCTATAGGAGCCAGAGGCCCTCGGGATGGCCATGGTGGCGGTAACCCCGGCAGACCGGGGCCAGGCGCAGGCGCCAAGAGCGGTGGACAAAAAGGTACATGCAGGTAAAACAAGCGAATCCCCCTCTTAAGGTAAGAGGGGTTAGGGAGTTATGAGCGAGAAAAACGACGAAGATAGAGGCTTCTTGAAAGGCATCAGGCCCACCGCCTTCATGGACGTCTACCAGGAATGGCACGCCTTTGTGGAAGGTCTCTGTGAAGTCCTTTGCCCCTGGCCTGCGAAGTATCAGCCCACAGAGGAGCTGCTAAACGATTTGAAGGGAGACCATCATTACTACATGTTCGGCCGGGCCATGGGCGTCATCGCCTGGCTTATCATCGCCAAAATCGTCCAGGAGGCCTTCTTTTGAATTCTGGCTACTGGCTACTGGCTACTGGCTACTGGCTACTGACTACTGGCTACTGACTACTTAAAGGTACAATGAGAACTTTATCTGATACCCTCCTCACCGCCCAGAAGAAGGCCGACCGCCTTCCCTATGTCGAGGCTAAGGTCTATGACTACGAGGCGGGCATCAAGAGGCTATCCTGGACGAGGCTCTATGAAGGCAGCGAACCCGACAACCACCATGGCATCGCCTTCGACGGCCAGGGGAGCATGCACCGCATCCGTAGTGGAGGGACTAGTACCAACCTTTACTATCAGAAAATCACCAACCCCGGGCCGAGCTCCGACTATTCCCAGTGGACTCTAATCGCCGCCGACTGCGCCGGCCCCTGCGCCATCGCAAGCCAGGGCGCCAGGGTTTATATTTTTTATAGGACAACCGCCAACGTCCTCTGGAAATATTACTCCCCTGACTATGGCCAGACCTGGGATGACGCCCAGCTCGTAGATTACGCCGATGTCCTCTCCCTGGCCGCTTGTTGGTGGGCCACCGGTGACATCGTTGTCTGCTTTGCCCTTAAAGCTAGCGAGCTCAACGGTATTACCCTGGACACCGGTACCCAGACCGCCACCCAGCACACCTGGTCTGATGGCAACCATCCCTTGCTCGACACCTACGGCATCGGAGCTACCTATAATCCCTTCTGGCCGGCCATAGAAATCGTCTTTGCCGGCAGGGAGTCGGATTCCCCTTACAACCACTATGACCTATTCCGCACCTGGTTCTCGAATTCTTACAACTTCCTCGCCCTGGAGAGCTTCCTTATGTCCCCGGATGGAGAGGGCGTTACTTATGAATACCCCGACTGCCATCTCCCCGCATCGGCCCAGTCCTATGAGACAAACCGTATCATCGCCGTAGAGAAGTTCACCGGTACCACCGCCTATACTCGCCCCTTAACCTGTCACATGGTCAAGGGCACATATTGGAGTGATACCACATTCACCGAGCCTAAGCCCTTTCTCGACATTAACTCAAGTTACGGCTTAAGGCTCCAGAGCACAAGCGACTATTGGTGGATGGAAAGACCCGACGGAGTCTGGAGAGCCCCCCGCCCCGCCGACTCGCCCCTCGACTTGACCAAAGATATTGTTGCTCTCTCCCAGTCTGTAGGGGCGGGTCTCGTACCCGCCCATGCCCTCAGGATCGAGCTCGACAACTCCAAAGGCCAATACAACGTAGGGGAGGGTCTCGTACCCTCCCTCATCAATAGGCGCAGCGAAATCGTCCTCGAGCTCGGCTACAAGACGGCGGCAGGCAACGAGACGTCCGAGGCCGGCACTTTCTGGATTGATTCCTGGGAGTACCGGTCCGTGTCATTGCGAGGCGAAAGCCGAAGCAATCTCAGCACCTTCACACTCCACTGCCTGGACGGCTGGGGCCTCATGGACCGCTGGACCGCCCGCTATCAGATGAGGTGGAATAAGGACGAAGTCAACCCCAAGTCCGTCTGGCAGATCCTTTACCAGCTCCTGGCCCGTGCCGGCATCAAGCTCACTAACACCCCGCCCAAGCCCCAGTCCTCCGCCATCAACAACTTCTATCCCGACTTCACCGTCAACCCGGGTACCAGGGGAGACAGCGCAATACGCAAGCTGCTATCGTTCGTTCCCGACAGGCTCGTATTCCGTGGCCAGGAGGCCTTCACCAAGAACCCGTTATCTAGCGAGAGCAGCTGCTATTCCTACGGCAGCGACCACGTCATCCTGGCAGGCCAATATACCCAAGCGGTAACCCTGTCCCGTTCCCGTGCCCTGGGAAGGGATGTCTCCAACGACCGCATCCTGGAGGAAGCCCAGGACTGGGATCTGCTGCAGCTCGCCATCGATATTCTGGAGCAGGACTATGACCCCAATCTCCAGACCGCTGCCAGGGCCCAGGAGAGGGCCGACGCCCTCTTAAGGGAGGCGTCATTGCGAGCGGAGCGTGGCAATCTCGTTGTCCCCACCAACGTCGGCCAGGAGCTCCTCGATGTCGCCGAGGTTACCGACGAGCGTTGCGGCATCTCGGAGGAGAACTATAGGGTCCAGGCCATCCAGACCGACTACGACCGCCGCCAGGGCATATATGAGCAGCGGCTAACTATAGGGGCGCCATGA